GTCGGTGTTTCAGATGTTACTTCCACAGAGCTTGGGTACCTTGATGGGGTAAGTTCGGCTATTCAAACTCAATTAGATGCAAAAGCCGCTACCACTGATTTAGTATTATCTAATATCCTACATACTACTAGCACTGCAAATAGTTATGCAACTGGGGGAACAACTTCTAATTTAGACAAAGTTTTAGTTTATTTAAATGGAATATATCAAAACGAAAATCAATATGTGCTAGGAAACTCTACACATAATGTACAGTTTAAGGACGCTACGTTAGCTTCTGGGCTTGAGTTAGAAATACGCAAATTATAACATAGTTTATAAATTTTAATTTGACTTCTACCCTAATGTAAAGTAAATTATAAAGAGCATTTTTTAAAAAGGATAAAAACTTTATGGCAAAAATGAAAAGGATTCCAAAGTCAGACTATGGGCCAGCTCGTTGGGAAACAATGAGCAGAGATAGTCGTAAGAAAAAAACACAGCCTTGGTGTGCTTTTTATACCCCTCTTGGTAGAATGGTAACTAAAGCTGTGGGTCGCCGTCCTACAGGAATGAGTGAGGAAGAATTTTGTGCATCAAAAACTCCATTTAAAAATATGGTTACAAGGAAATATAGATAATGCCTCGTATTGGACCAGCACATAAAAAATTACAACCAGTCCGTGGCGGTTTTTCAAGGACTAAGCCTACACAATCTATGAAAAAGAATCAAAGGTATGTAAAAGCTGCCACTAGAAAAAGGAAGAAATAAATGGTAACAAGAGTCGATAAATTTTTAGGTGGACTTGGTACAGACGTTACTAATGTAGCGAACGTACACGCGACTGAAAATAGAATAGTGTTTGGTCATGGCGACACTAATCCAACTGCAAACGTTCACGTAGTAGGTGATGTTTTAGCAACAACAGGATTTATTGTTCCTAATGATGGTGATATAGGCTCTGCGGGGGCAACTGATGCAATACAGATTAGCTCTGGCGGTATTGTAACTTTTAAAGACGACATTAAGATTAAAGACGGTGGTACGATTGGTTCAGCATCTGATACTGATGCTATTACAATTGCTTCTGATGGTGTTGTTACCATGAACCAGATACCAGTATTCAGTGCCGGTATTAATGTGTCGGGCGGTACTATTGCTGGTACACTTGCTACTGCCGCTCAAGGCAATATAACCTCTTTGGGTACATTGACAACGCTGACCGTTGATAATATCATTATTAACGGAACAAATATTGGGCACACTTCTGATACAGATTCCATTGCTATTGCTTCAGACGGAGTTGTTACGTTCAGTCAAGCACCAGTATTTCCTGATGGGTCTATTGCGGTTGCTGATCTGGACATAGATGGTGCAACAGACATTGGTGCTGCAATTGTTGATGCAGACTTGTTCATCATTGACGACGGGGCTAATGGCACAAACAGAAAAGCCACAATGTCAAGGTTAAAAACATATATTGGCGACCACACTAGTGCGGCGGCAGATGATATTACTGCTGGTGACGCAGCAGTTCTTCTTACAACAAGTTCGGGCAATATTACTATTGATGCGGCTGCAAATGATTCTGATATTATCCTCAAGGGAACAGATGGTGGTGTAGATACTACATTCCTTACTCTTGATGGTAGCGCAGCAGGTAAAGCAACCTTTAGTAATGAAATAGTTTCGGGTGCAGTAATTACATCTGGAGCTGGTCTTGTTATTGCTGATGCTGGTAACATTGGTAGTGCTAGCGACACAGATGCGATTGCTATTGCTTCAGACGGCGTAGTTACAATGAACCAAATACCAGTATTCAGTGCTGGTATTAATGTTTCTGGTGGTAGTATTGCGGGAACACTTTCTACTGCTGCACAAGGCAATATTACATCACTTGGAACGCTAACTACCCTCACAGTTGACAATATCATAGTTAATGGGACAAACATCGGACATACTTCAGACACAGATGCTATCTCTATTGGTTCAGACGGAGATGTTACTCTTACACAAGATTTAGAACTACAACATGATGGAGCGACAATTTCTTTTGGTGGAAACGATGAAATTGTTTTAACTCATGTTCACAATACTGGATTAAAATTAACGGACACTGGGGGCTCCCCTACATTACAATTACACGATGCTGGTGAAGCTATTTCATCTGATGGAAGTAAGCTTATTCTTACATCAAACGGTGTTGCATTTAATATGCCCACGGCAGATGGTGATGCCGACCAAGTTCTTACAACAAATGGTTCTGGTACTCTATCTTTTGCTGCTGCAGCCTCTGGAGGAGCCGATCCCTCTGTAAATTTGGCGTCCAATATTGATTTAGGAAACTTAACCGACTCTACATCAGACGCTTTTGGACAAGGAATTGCTCAAATTAACGATTTATTAGATATGCCCTTTGAAACTACATTAGCAACACTAGACTTAGGCGCACTATAATTTAAGGAGAAAAACAAATGGCCACTCAAGTACAATTTAGAAGAGGCACAACTGCACAAAATGATAGTTTCACAGGAGCTGTCGGAGAACTATCCCTAGATACGGCAACAGAAAGTATTCGTATCCATGATGGATCGACTGCTGGAGGCTTTGAAGTAGTTCCTTCTGGAGCTATTATGGGCTTCGGAGGAGCAACTGTTCCCGCTAACTATCTTATCTGTGACGGTAGCGCTGTTTCAAGATCAACATACGCACATCTTTTTGCGACAATTGCAACAGGTTTCGGAGCGGGAGATGGTAATAATACCTTTAACGTTCCAGATTTTAGAGACAAATTAGCACTAGGAAAGGGGGCTAACAATAGCACTCTAGGAGCTACAACTCACGCGATGTCAGCAAGTTCTGTTAAGCCTTCAGAATCTACAGCACTTAGTGCTCACTCACTCACAACAGCAACTTTTGCTACATCAGCGAAAGACTCTTCAACAAGTTCTGCTGTTACTGCTGTAGCTGCTCACTCAGCTATTACACCTAACATGACTTTTCCAACAGTCGTAGTTAACTTTATAATTAAAACATAAAAAGGAGAAGTTTAGTGGCAGAGGTTACTACAGATCATTTAGCAAAAGATGTTAATACATTACATGAGAGAACTCAAGAAACGAAAGCTTCTTTGAACACACATGAAGCTGTGTGTAAAGAGCGTTATGAGAAAATTCTTCAGAACCAAGATAAAACAGATAAGAGAATTGAGAATTTACACAAAGAAATTTTAGAACTAAAAACAATGGCTACTCAAGGAAAAACTAGCATTAGGACACTACTTTGGGTAGGCTCTTTAGTGGCAGCTATCGTAGCTATTTTAGCCGGACTAACAAACATATTTAAGTAAGATAAGACGAGGGGAAATGTCAGAAAATTTTTTTAGAGTCCCAATTGAGAGACTTTTAGGTAAAATTGTTGTAGGAGAACACCAAGGAATTCAGTTTAACGACTCTCAGTGGGGTATGGTAAGTGGGTTATCTGAAAATCGTTTTTGGGTGCATGTATCCGCTAGAAGAACAGGAAAAAGTTTGTCTGCATCTATTTTAGCGTTTGCTAAATTGTTAGAGCCTAATCAACAAGTTATGATTGTTGCGCCTAACTTTTCTTTATCATCTATCATATGGGACTACACAACTGATATTATTAAAAATTTACAAATAGAAGTGGATAGATTTAATCAAAAAGACAAAGTAGTAAGACTAATTAATGGTTCAACTTTTAGATTACTTAGTGCCAATAATAGAGATAGTTTAGTAGGTAGAGCTGCTAATTTGTTAATTGTAGACGAGGCCGCAATTATTGATGACGATGAATATTTTACAAGAGATTTAAGACCGGCCCTATCAACATATGAAGACTCTAGAGCTTTATTTATTTCAACTCCTAGAGGAAAAGGTAATTACCTCTATAATTATTTTTTAAGAGCAGAAGATGAAGAGTATCCAGATTGGGGATCGGGGTTATATACTTGGAGGTCTAACCCTTTTTTAAAAGAGAAAGATATTGAAGAAGCTAAAAAGTCTAGTACCAGAAAACTTTTTGCTCAAGAATATGAATGTGAGTGGACAACTACTGAATTACAAGTTTATGATTTAAATGAAGAGAAACATTTAATAGACTTAGAACACATTCAAGCTAGAGATAGACGTTATGAGTTTATAGCCGGACTGGACGTAGGGTATAGAGATGAGAATGTCTTTATTGTGATGGCTACAGATGGAGAAGAATTTTATTTAGTTGATGAATATGTGTCAAATGAAACTACTACTAGTACTCTTGCAGAAGAAATACAAGAAAAAGTAGATGAGTGGGGTATTGATTCAATCTACATTGATAGTGCGGCACAACAACTAAAAGCAGATTTAGCATATGATTATGATATATATTGTGAAAATGCTATAAAATCAGTAAATGATGGTATTGCTGCAGT